TCCATAATTATTGTTTTTAGGATGAACTTGTCCTCAAACTGCTACAAATATATGTAAAATTCTGATTTCCAAAAAAATAGGGCCAACCGTAGAAACGATTGACCCGTAACCATGAAAAACACACGCAAACTATTTCTACTCCATTTCTGGTGTTTCTGACTCTTCTGCCTCCTGCTCAATATCAGCCTGCATCATTTGCTCCGCTTCGGCCTGCTGGATTGCCTGCTCTTGAAGCTGAGGTTGGATTGCATTGCCAAGAATCTGGTCTGCAAAAGCCTTAATGTCTTCTGGAAGCGGCTTACCGCTGGACAGAGAGGAAGCGTAGATGCTGGAAGCAAACTTGATAAGCTCCACCTCTTTGTCTCCTTCTGACTTGCTTTTATTGACTGCAATCTTTGCTTGGGCTCCAATCTGCTCAAGTTGAGCATCGCTTTGTGATTTAGCCATAGCTGACTGTTGCTGAATCTGAGCATTCATTTGAGCGTTTACCTGAGCCTGCTCTTGAGCCTCTTTCCTTGCCCTCTTCATCGCTCTGGCTAGGTACAACTCAGCAAGCTTATTGTCTTCTATATTCCTTACCTTAAAGGCTTGTTCGTAGGTAAGCATTCCGGAGCTAACAGCATTATTAAGGAGCTGATTGAGTTCCATTCTGCTCTGGTCGTCATTAATCATGTTAACCCTTACGTCAAAAGCCATGTCAATAAGGTTCTCTTCGTAACCTTCAAACTCCTTGAACTTCTTAGCTTTCAGTACAACAGAGTCCCAAACCATCATGGAAACCTTCCTTCCGGTGTCTTCCAGAAGCTGAATGGCTGCTTGGTATACATACTCTGTTGCGTTATTTGACGCTTGAATCTGGCTTTGCATTACGCCAAGACCAGTCTTTACGGGGATGGATGAGCCGTCCCTGTACTCAGAAATACCCATTTCCTCCCTAAGCCTGTCAAGCTCAAAGTTGTACTGACCAATCAGCGTATTAAGCATGGACACATTCTGGTTGGAAGGAAGCGGCTGGATGGGTGGCGCTTTACGCTCTCCGTCATCTCCAGTTGAATCCCAGTAAACCCTACCAGTCTGGTCCCATATTTTCATCAGCTTGAGCGGCTCTACCGAGTTACCCAAACCTAAGTCTACATCCCTCATGCCGGATATGTCAATCATGTAGCCGTCTGGCCTCATGGTAGCTATCAGCTGCTGCATTTTCAGCCTAATGAGAATCATAGACCTAATAGGACCCATAGCCTTCTCAATCATGGATGGGATTAGGCTTCCGGTAGCGTTAGGGTATATGGTTGAGTAGGAGAAGAACACATCAACTCCGTTCTGGTACGGCCTCAGCTGATTAGGGGATATTTCCCACTTCAGCATGATTGGCGTGTCGCATACCCAAACACCTTGATATATGTTCATCCTCTTGGTCTCAATAACCTCACCAGCTATTTGCTGACCGTCTGGAGACACAGGCTTGCCTTGCTTTGGAACAACCAAAAGGTTTCCAAACTTATTCTCTGTCTTTACAGAGTATTCTACGTCTACGCTCTTGATTTCAAAATCAAAAACAAGGACAGCATAGTCGTCGTATGGACGAATTTCTGTATACTTATATGAATCCTTCCAGTACAGGTTCTCGCTTCTCTTCAGCTCTCTTGAAGCTTTCTGAGCCAGCATAAACAATGTTTCCTCGTCAAGGTTGTACTTCCTTCTGATGACAGAAATCTTCATTGGGTAAACCTCTCCGATATAGCTGATGTCTTTGCCATTGTCTGTTTCAAAGACATTGTAAATCATGTTTTCTGGCTTACACCTCTTTACTCTGATACTATCATTTGAGTCATAGTATAGCTTGGTGAAAGCGCAGTTTACGTCAATAATGTCTCTGAGTATTTGCCTCTTTAGAATTTGGTAATCGTTGTCGTCAAGGACTTTTTTGATGCGCTGCTCAAAGAGTATTTCCTCTGGCAGCCTGTATTCCAAGTCAAAGTATAATGCGAGGTCGTCCTCGTCTTCTGGAATGAATTTATTTGACTCAAGCACCTCTCCCATCTCCTGCTCAATCTGCATGATTTTGTCTTTGTTCTGCATGCGGAAACGAGCTTCCTGCTTTTCAAAATCCTTTAGGCTGGTACTCATGTCGTCAACCGCCTTTACTATAGGGGTTTCCTTTCTGTTCATGAATCCTCCCAAAAGAATCTCTACAAACTTTGGTGCAATCTTAATTGGTGTCCAATCTATGTTAATGTATGACTGGTTTCCCTCAATCCTCATGAGGTCCATAAACTCCTTCATAGAGTTTACACCATAGCTAAAATCTCTGTTGGCTCTCCACTGCCTATACCTCTTTCCGTAATAGCCATCTGTGTTTCTGTCTGCGCTGTTGAAGATGCCTTGAGCAACCTTTAGGCCATACTCCTTTTTCTTTTTCTTGGAAGGAGCATCAAGGGACATATTCAAGAGTTCATCAAGACTTGAGAACTGCATAATTATCCATTTTCAACAAATATAGCCATTATTTAGATAGCTCCCTAGGAATCTGCTTCTTAGGTGCTGACCATTTCTCTATCAGCCTGTCGTATATTGGGTCTACCCTCATGTCTAACTCTATGAGCTTTTTAACGTACTTATTTATGTACTCTACCCTCTTTAATCCGTCTTTAGGCATCTTCTTTAATCCGTACTCCCAGAACGGCTGCATCATGGCACGATAGAACTGACGCTTCTTGTCCCTCTCTTCCTCTGGTATGAACTTCCTTGGTATAACACGCTTCTCTTCGTGCTGCTGGACGGGTGCTTGGTTCTTCTTGAAATAGGCATAGTCCTGCTTGAAGGCGTTGTATACGTTGTCAATAATCTTCCTTCCCTTGTCTGTTATACCAAAGAACCCTTCTTTCACCTCAATCAAAAAACCCCTCTCCTTTAGCAAATCAGCATCCTTCGCTACCATCTTTGCGTACCCTATTGACTTCAAGTACCTTGATACGTGTACTCTATTCGCCATATTGGTCCTGCACATATAGCTCAGAATCATCATCTGCTTCTCGTTTATTCTATATATGGAGTTCGCCTTCTTGTATATATGGACGGCATCCAGCATAATAAACATGGCTGAGTCCTTATGTCTAAGGACGTTGTGCATGCTGATTATGTACTCATTCCTTTTCTTTACCAGCTCCTTTAGTACATCTATTTTATTCTTGTACCTTGATTTAAGCTCTTCCCTGAGTCCACCAATAAGCGACTCCATGTTTATGTCGAACTTGACATCAACGCCTTTGAAGCTAAACTTCCGTTCTTTTTTCATGGTTACTTTTTGACTTGTTTTGCCAACTGCTCAATCAATGGAACACCCTTCTTTTCAATCTCCTTAGCGTCTTCTTCGCTGATTTTCAAGTAGTTATTCCTTAGCCAGTTAGCAGACTCTACCATGTCCTTTAGGGATGATGTCATCTTCTGGAACCTGTCAAAGCTTTTGTCATCGCTTTTAAAGTCCAGCGTAAAGTCGTTCATTGAGAAGGCAAGCTCATTGAGCTTACGATTTAGGGAAAAATAGAGGGCGTACATGCCGTCTTGTTTATAGAGCAAGAGTTCCCTCTCAAGCTCCTGTATGCGTGTGTCCATTAGTTATTTGTTGATACTATGGGTATGTCTGTTGACTCCGATAGTAATACCAAGTTCAAAAGTCCAGTCCTTAGCCCGTTCCTAACCCTGTCAAACTCCTCCTCACTCATTGGCTCAACCTCATCGTAAATCATGCAGTAGTAGTCGTGCATGGCTTCAAGGTGGATTATGGAGTCTGATAGTATGTCGCTGTAGCTTGAGACAACACTTCTCAGCTCCATGTCAGCATCAAAGAATAAGCAAACACCAGACTGCATTCCCTCCTCGTATACTATGTCACTTGCCTTAAATGCGTACACGCAACCAGTATACCCAGTACCCATATTAATAAGCATCATCTCGTACACTGCAGTCATCTCCATGACCGAATATACGGATTAATTGAATACTCCTAATATGTCGTTTGCTGCTATGCGTATAGCCCTGTTTTCTCTATTCTTGTAGTGGTATACCATCTCATAATCAGATAGTTTGTACGCAAGAATATATTGTCCGGGTTCTACGTCTGTGTAGCCGTCTGGAACGCTAATTACTTTGAATTTCATTTGCTCTGTCTTCTGCTCGAACTCAAGCTCAGACACTTTAGGTTTAACAACCCTCTCAGCAATCAAGTTGTTGAATACTGGCACAAGCTCTCCACCTTCTTTTATTTTGGCGTATATTAACTCACCAGCAGGAATACCCATATGTACGGTCTGACCATCCCTTTCTATATAGGACGCTTCATTCATGATGAGGTTGTGGTGAACAATAATGGTGTCGCCTACTGACACCTCTGTTACGTTCTCTCCAACAGAAACAACCTCGCATACGCTTGGGTTAATCTCTCTGTTGTTTTCTCCGTACTTCCTTCCGATGTAGATGCTGATTTTGGAGCCATCAGGCATGCTGATTTCGTGTGACTCCTTTTGCTCTAGGTTTGCTTTTACGATTAGATGGTTTCTCCTTGCTTTCATGGTTTGTGTATTCAAGTTCTATTAATATGTCTAGGTAGTGCTTTGCTTTAAGCAAATCCTCCAGTCTGTTGTTCTTGTAAAAGAACTCCGTTGGCTGGATGGTATACTTCCTGTAATGAGTGCCGGATATTTGCGTGTCAAGGTGGCTCATTACTTTTTCTTTTCCAGCTGCTTCATTTGAAGCGACTTTGATGGTGATGGAGTAAACTTCTTACCTACAATCAGCTGACCTTTTGGCGTCCTGTTGGCTGGTCTAGGTACGACTGTGTTGTACTCCACAACATTTTTTTTCATTTTAATCTTTGCCATATTTACGATATTGGGAAAACATTTGTTGAATCGGTTGAATCTACTGCAATAAACCCAACATTAGGTATTTCGTAGATGTATAGTGGTGGATATACTACTGAATACAATGGAGCCCTGAGCGTTACGCTTGTCCACTCATCCTTATAGCCAGCTGCTACCAATGCATCCTCTGCTTCTACCTCTGTCATCTTCAATGGAAGGTGTATGACAAGGCAGTCCAAGTATGGGGAGTTCATAGGCTTAACAACAGTAGAACCGCTGCCATCAACAAGCACCTCGTATGACGGGTATTCTAAGTCGCCTTTGAATACAACCTGCATGGCGTGCATTCCGTTACCTGTGTACGCTTGGTACAGTTGAGCCATCTTGGATTGCTTCTTTACTGCTTCAACAGCAGCCTCAAGCATTTCGTTAAAGTTGAGCATTATGTTGTCTTTTTAATTTTCTTCTCTTGCTTGAGCATCTCCTTGGTAGGAGGCTTAGGCTTTGCACCAGTCTTCTTGTTTCTGGCTGCTGCTGCACGGATGTTGTCCCATAGTCCCTTCTGGGAGTACGAGCCATCCTTCCTTTTCTCACCTTTTGCTTGTTCAGCTTTGGTCAGTGGCTTACCTTTCATTTCAAGAGATTGGTGGATTCTCTCTCTCCTTTGTTCCATTTCTCTTTTAGGACGCATCTTTCCGGTCATCTCTCCGGCTTCCATGTCGGCCTTTTTCATTTTAATTTTCTGTGGCATCTTGTATTTGATTTAACATGATTTCAACTCTTGGGTTCTCTTTGTCAACTCTTTTTGTAGCAATTATCTTCATGCAGTACCTGTCATTGTCTATGGCTTCTACGCTCTGTAAACAATCCAGCACTACCTTAAACATACCGTCCAAATCACGCCTGTTGCTACGAAAATACACATTGACGACCAGTTCGAAGTTACCTAAAATTTTTGGATGTCTTTTATATTGCAAAGCAAAATTCTTCTCGTATTCCTTCAGCTCCTTAGTCTTAGCCAAAGAACCATGCCCACGGATGGTTATAATCCTGTACCCGTTACTTTTACTGGGTACTTGTCCATATATTATTCTCATTGCAGTCATACAGCTTGTTCTGTTACTGAAGAATCATCATCTTTCCAGTTGTCAAGTATTCCTTGACACTTGACGAACTCATTATAAGCTGCTCCTTTGAACTTAACCATGTACTCCTCCTTCATCTGTTCAAGCTTGTCTACTGTTCCTTTGAGAGCATACTCGCTGATTCCTATGGCTACATCTCCCCTGTGTTTGTCACAGTAGGAGAACACTACCGAATCGTGTACCTTGATGCCTTCTACTGCTGGTTCAGCACAAATGTAACATGTCATATTACTATTTTTTAAAATATAATCGTTTGTCAACTATAATCTTCCTTGCCTCCTCTGGTACGCTCTTCATCCTTTCATACCACTTACCCCTGCTGCCAACAAAGAACTTAGCCGGATTGATGTAGAATATTTTACTCTCACCAGCCTTCCTCGCTATCAAGTTCTTCTCAAGAAGGTCATGTATGCCATTATAGACTCCAACCTTGCTGGTAAGT